TCATCAGATTCAATAATAGATAGTTCTTCATAGTCTTCTTGGCTATCGGTAAAACACCGCCTTAAATAACTATGACCACCATCAACAGCAACACGTTTACAAGAACAATATTTAAAATCGTGCCTTGTTTCAGATTCAATAACATCACCACAATTTTTACATTTAATACAATTCTTTATTATCATAAGACACCTCCAAGCTCTCGAATGATAGCTCGGAAATACGCAATAATCAAGAATTATTTGCGCTACACGCCTTGCTTCGCAATTCCCAGTTTGCGCCTGTCAAAATGAACCGAAAAAGCACGCTTCATTTTGAAACGCGCTTTATAAAAAATCTATATACCTGATTTAGTTCTGTTGCAATGTTTACAAAGCATTTGACAGTTATCTGCTGTTGTGGTTCCACCATCGTGCCAAGGGTCAATGTGGTCTGCTTCCATTTCTTCAATATCAAATTGTTTATGACACATAGCACACTTTCCTTCTTGTCTTTCGTATGCTTCACGTTTCATTTTTGGAGTAAATGCTCTAATTGATAAATGCTTTTCTTGTCCGTCAAGAAGATATTCATATATCCCTGATTTTTTCGTAACATCTTCATCAAGCATAAGACGCTTAACTTCATCTTCAAGTTCAGTTGCATTTAAAGCATCGTCTTTATGTTTATTATATAAAACGCCCCAATCAACGCCCTTCATTTCTTTTCTATAATTTGGAAATGTAGCCTTTACCCAAGCAAGAACAGCTTGATAATACTGCCATAATACTGAAGCATTTGCATCGTGTTGATGATTAGCCATATATGTTTCTATTTCAATTCCTTCTTTGTCGGCTATCCAATCAATAGTAGTTTCAAGATAATCTTGTCTAATACAAGTTCCAGCAAGATAATCTTTACCAAGGTTATAACCAGCACAGTTATTTTTAGAAAAATATCTTTTAGCATCAGCAAGCCAAGAACCAGTGTAAATTGCATTCCTTAATTCTTGTTCAAAAAGCTTTTCACCAGCAATATTTATAGTTTTAAACCAGTCAAGTTTTTCTTTGTCAGTTCCCTGACAGAAATAAACCATTATTTTATAATCAAGAATTTCATTTTGTTCATCTACTGTTAGATTATGAAAATACTGATAATCAATAGCAAAATCACCAGTATAATATTGACAAAATGAAATAGTACGCTGTTGACCGTCAAGAATTTCAAAAGTTGCATCATCTGACAAATTTATTACTGTATTACCAGCTTCATCTTTTGACAAAGAATAAGAACCCTCTGAAAGAACCCAATACATAACATTTAACGGGAAACCTTTCCTGATTGTCTTAATAACTTCATCACGTTGTTTATCTTTATATACAAACTCACGCTGGTATGCTGGTCTAACGTTCAGTCTACCGCCATAAGCAACAACACCTTCTTCATCATTATCTACATAACCATCAACAATATATCTAATAGGGATTTCTACAAGTTCAATTTTCATTGTTCTTCCTTCTTTCTTCTAATCAATATTCTTCCATATTTCAATTTTCCATCAACATACGGACCGTCTTTTCCTATTTTTGAAGGAATACCAGCAAGCCCCTTAATGTTTCCAGCAATCAAACCTATGATTTCATATTTATCAGGATTATGTTTATACAAAAAAGTAATCGGCACTCCCATAACTCCGTCATAATTTACTGGAATATCAACGAGTTTTTCGATAAAAATAGCATCGTAATTATCAAAGTATTTATATTCACCTTCTACATATTCTTTGAAGGGTATAATTAAATCTTCGTGTCGTTTCTTTATATCTAAATTTGTAAACCAGCACATATTTCCAAAACTGCGCCATTTCTGTCCGTTCTCATCAATCCAGAAACGTGTTTCACGCGGTTCATAATAGTCTGGAACTTTAAAAGCCATATCACCAGCATAATAACCAAGCCAAACTTTATTATCTCGCAATAAAGGAAAAGTATCTTTATAAGTAATATTGTTTTGACTTCCGATAATTAGAAACTTTTTATCATTATCAAGCAACACTTTTAAAAAATCGTGAAATAAACTAAAAGGCGGATTCGTACAAACAATGTCAGCCTCTTTTAAAAGTTCAATACATTCAGGACTTCTGAAATCACCGTTTTGTGTCAGTTTTGTCTGCTTTACTTCTTTTCCGTCATATTCCAGTTTATATGAAGGAATATCTTTTTCAAAATGTGTAGAAATCAGTTTTTTTATTCCAAGAAATTCAAAGTTCAATTTGAAGTAAAGCCAAAAGTTAGACCAATCTGGGTCATCACAATTACAAAAAATAGTTTTGCCTTTAAGCTGCTCACGATAATACTTCAATTCTTTTTCGATATCTGTAAGTTGTGTATAAAACTCATCTTCTTTAACAATACCAGCTTTATTAAGAGCGCTGTTCTTTGCTCTTGCCATTGTGATACACCTCCAATATAAAGATAAAATACCTAACGTTATATTATATCACAAATTCAGTATTTTTCAATATTTTACAGTAAAGAGAACATAAAAATAGACTATCCGTAATCAACGAATAGTCTGAATTATAAAAAAGTTATTTATAATGTTTTATCTTCAATAATAAGCTCAATTATTGCACTACGTTTTTCACTACTGTTTTTCCATTTTCTTAATGACTTATTTTTTGTTAAAACTTTTGCAACCTTTATTTTTGATAATTCTATTGAATAACCAGTTTCTTCCGATACTTCTTCCAGAAACAATCTACCTTCCTTTGTATTTAAAGATATATTTGGATTATACACATCAAAAGCCCAACACAATAAAGGCATAAAAATAATTAAAAAACCAATACAGAGACAACAATCCATATTATTACCACCCTTCTTTATTCATCATTAATAATTTCTTCATTATTTTTTTTTATAGGAGCATTCCCAAATAGAGTATGACTAATCAAAAAACTGAATACTAAAAAATCACTCCTTTCAGAGTGATTAAAAAATTATCTTTCAAATCCATTATCAATTATTTCTTCATCAGCTTCTTGATAAGGTGGAGCATAACCATTATCAATATAAATCTGATTTACAAGACCATAAAAATTATCAAGATTTTCTTGCATTACTGAACTAAATTCATAAGGGAGTGTTTCATCAAATGCTAATAATATATTTGTTGTATTATTGAAGAACTTTTCAAAAACTTCATCTTGCGACCTACGAAGTTTTAATTCAGCTTGCTCTTTTATTCTGTTAATAAAATCAACATCAAAATTTTGTCCAGCTGCTTTTTTCATTTCATCAATAGTACGCTTGATAAATTCTTTTTGTTCATTCAGTGTTTTAATCCACTTTTCACTTTCGGCAATATCTTCTTCAAGAAGTTTCTTCTTTCTTTCAGCATCATCTAAAATCTGTTCCGCTTTGTCAGTTGCTACCATTCTGATATTATCAGCTTCTTCATAAGCATTTGCTAAAATCTCAGCAGCCTGATTGCTGGTTTGATTTAATTCAATTCTTTTTTCTTCTTTTGCCTTTTCCAATACTGCTCTTGCTTGTTCGTCTGCTTCATCTAAAATCTTTTTTGCTTTTTCAGCAGCAGTTTTAGAAATGTTATCCAGAATACTTTTCTTTTTTTCAAGTTCCAAATCAAACTTCAAACTTTCCTTTTTCTTATTGCCGATATCTTCATCAATCTTTTGGCGCATTTCACGCTGTTTATTAATAATCTTATTACTGTCTTCAATAGCGTTGTACTGGCGTTTACGTCTTGCAGATAGTTCTTCATTTTCTTTAACAAGCTTGCTATTTTCTTCTTTTAAAGAATTGATTTCTTTTTGTGCTTCTGCAATTTTCTTTTCTTTGTACTGCATAGGGTTTAAATGGTATTCTTTTACAACCTTTTGCCCTGAACGTCTTCTATCTTCAAAAGATGCTTCAATGCCGTGTTCTTTTGCAATTTCACAAATTAAATCACGCTGTCTATCTTGCCATTGCATTTGTGGTGTGTATGTCATTGAACCTTTTTCATAACCCATTTGAAGTATTGCTTCAACAAGTTTTGGAGCGGTAGACATTCCACGTTTTAAACCTTTTGCAACTGGAATATAATCAATGTGCATATGTGATGCACCAGCTTCATCAAAGTGTAAATATGCGCCTGTTAAAATCAAATTCGGATTGTTCTTTTTCCATTCATCAAGATATTGAATATAAATATCTTTAATCGTTTCATCAAATTGTTTTCGTTCATCAGTGCCGACCGCTGGAACAGTGTCAATATTTCCAATCTGAACTATTGCTTCATATACAAAGCGTGGTCTTCCATACACTGAATTTTTTGCTTTCTGTTTTTCTTTTCCAGAAAGTGATTTATCAGAATTGATTTTTTTCATTTCACGACGATATTCTTTTTCTTCTTTTTTAATTTTAGCAATGTATTGCTCCATAGTAAGAACTCTGTCATTATGACGGTTTTTAATGTTCTTATCATTCCATTCATCTAATGCTTCACCAAATTCATCACGATAAATCTGAACAGGGTCTAAATCAATTATTGTTATGTGCTGTCTTTGTAAATCAACAGATGAATTTTTTTCATAGCCAATATAATCTTTATCACGTCTATTATGTTTGTAATTTGGAGCAGCGCCATTGTTTTGAAAAGATGCTGTATAAATCATAATATCCCTCCTCAAACTGTTAATGCACGAAGTAAACAAAGTCCAAAAATGTTTAATGCGAAAAAGTATCTGTACCTGAACAATAAAAAATTTGACATAAAAAAGTTTCTTCATTGTGCGAATCTCTAATCTGATTTTGTTCATTCAGGTGTCAATAAATTTTCTTGAATCAAATTTCTCTCCCAAAAATTTGAGTTGATTTCATTCCATTCCCAATGTCAAAATTTCAAAATGCTATTCGTAAACGAATATCATTTTTCAATTTTTCCAAAGGTCATTTCATTCAATCAATCAAATTTTTTTGCAGCTCGTTATACTCTCTCAATCAAGCCTTCACAGTTAATATGCAATCCACGCAAGTGCCATAAATGATAAAACTCCATTTATGTCACTAAATACATATTTGGCGAGACGCCAAATATGATTTAGCCAGTTTTGCACTGGACGCAGTCTTGCAGACGGCTCAAAATCATCTCGTCCTGATGATTTTGCTCACCGATAACCAAGCAAAATTAAATTCAAAAAAATATTTTTGAATATAAATTTTCCTATCGGTGATGATGCAGAACTTTTCTCCAGAATTTTTCAGGAAATCTCCAGAAAATTTCTGGAGAATCGGAGACAAGCTCCTGAAAAGTTCTGGAAAAGCAGAGACAAGCTTCTGAAATTTTCTTCTTCTAATCTGAAAAAATCTTCCAAAAGTCATACTAAAAGAAGAAAAACAAAACACAGGAAGGAGAAAAAATTATGACAAAAGAAGAATTTTATGAAAACTATGAAACTAACCCAGATGAAACAGTTAAGCTCTTAAATAAAGAAATTGAAAATTTGAAAAGTCCATCTTCAAATTATCCCTTCTTTAATGAAATAAAAAAATTCTTGAATGAACAAGGCTACTATTATAGAAATGGAAATTTTTCAAAAGATAATATACCGATAACAAGAAACCGTAAACAAGAAGATGAACTTGATGAAAACCCTATTCTTTTAATATCTTCTTACTATAAAAACGGTGTAGAACTTAAAAAGCAAAGTTTTCAAATGTATCCTGAAACGGTTGAAGAACTTAAAGAAGTCTTTGACAAGTATAGCTTCATTCGTTCAGCAGACGTACTGAACACAATCATTAAAGAAGGTATTAAAGCACTTACAGAATAAAGCCGTTTATGGCTTTATTTTTTTCAGCTTTTTCAATTTAAACAATCATATTGTCTATAACAAATAAATAAAAAAAAGCCAAACCCGAAGGCTTGGCGAGATTGCGGCACCAATCTCATAAAACAATATGACAGTTTATAACAAATGTGAAAAACATTTTTTATAATAAATAAAATTAACAATTAAGGTTTTATGTGGTGCCGCACATAAAGCCTTTTTTGTTTGTCTTTTTTCTGATTGCTTGGCGCAGAGAAAGACCAAGAAATGCATCTGTTAATAGCTTTAATACAGCAAATGCGTACAGGGGAGCGACTGTATAATCGCTGGTTTTGTCAGCCTAACAATAAAATTGACACGGCTCGGATTTTATGCAAGTTCGCACAGCGTGGGAAATCCGATAACGTAAGGGGTAGAACAGCCAAAGCACAAGACCTCAATAAGTCCAGAAATGGATTAACGAACAGGCGGGGGCTGATTGTTTTGCATAATTAAGCCAAAGGCAAAGGGAACACATAATATGAAGTAATTCATAGCAATCGGTTGACATCAGGGGATTGTTAAAATGTGGCAAGATTTATCTTGCACTCACCACGCAAGCGACAGCGGAAACCTCAACGAAGGCGAGGGAAGAAGTTGACAGCACAGAGTTTTTATCATTTTGATAGGAAAACTCTCTGCTTTCAGGCGTGTTCCTAACTCGGCTCAGGAAGTAAGTGTTGTGGTATGATACGCCTAATGCGAAAAATAAAAAAGTGCGCCGTGTCGTGCGCATACTTATTACAAAATTGATTTTACAAAAAAGACCAGCCAAAATCTTGACTGGTCATAGCTAAAACTTCTATTCTTTCCACATAATAGAAATATTACCATCTTTATCAAGCAGAACTTTATCAACTAAGATACGAAGTAAAGTTTGACGTTTCTCAGCATCTAAACTTAAATAATCAATTCTTTTTGACATTTTAGTAAATTCATCAAGTCCAAATCTTTTATCATAAAGGTCAGATTTATTAATACCAAGATTTCTTTGTAATTCAAGTTCATTAAGCTTGTTTTGAATTTCTTCAAGTCTTGAAGCTGCAACAACAGCACCAACCTCACCAGATTCAACAAGCTGTAAAAGTCTTTCTTGTCTATCAGTAAAATCTTTAATTTCTTTGTTAATCTTGTTAATGCGTTTTTCGGTTTCCTTACGTTTAGTATCAATGTTATCAAGATAAGCTTGAACTTCTACACCAACAGCATTACGAACATCATCAAGTTTTACACCAGCAAGGGAAACTGAACAAATCTTCTTTTGACTTCTACCAGTACAAGTAAAAGTTGGAAACTTTTGCATCTTAATAGCACTACCACATTCTTTACACTTAATTAAACCTGATAGTTCTTTTAAATTGTTATTTGGACTGTTATCTGATGCCAGTGCGCTATTTTGTGCTAAACGTTGTTGAACAATTATAAAAGTTTCAGAATCTATAACAGGCTTAACATTTGTAAGATATACAGTACAGCCCTTCAAATTTTCAACTTTACGAGACATATCTTTTTTGCCGATAAGTTCGCAACTAACAGAGCCATTCCATTCTTTTTTATCATTAACAAAGATTACTTGTTTTGATTTATAGTATTGATATAATCTTTTATCAGCCTTAACATAAATCGGATTGCTTAAAATTCTGCCTATTGTAGTCCTTGCAAATCCTTTACCTTGATGCCCATTAATACCAGCATCAATTAAATGCTGCTGAATTTTTCCAAGTGAAATATTTGAATCTGAAGAATATGCATTGAACATATATTTTACAGCATCAATTTCTTCTTCAACTGGTATTAATGTTGGCTTTCCGTCTGCTTTACCATTTGAAAAGCCAAACGGTGCTTTACCTGATGCCCAGCGACCATCTTTAATACGATAATGGTAATTATCACGGACACGCACAACAGTGTTTTCTCTTTCCATTTGAGCAAAGACAACTAAAATACCCATCATAGCTCGCCCCATAATTGTAGTAGTATCAAAGTTATCTTCATAAGAAACAAACTCACAATTATGCGCTTGCATTATTTCATATAATTTATAAAAGTCTGTAATGTTTCTGCTGATACGGTCAAGCTTATACACTACAACTTTTTTTATTGTATTGTGTTCAATGTCATTTATTAATCTTTGCAAATCAGGTCTGTCAGTGTTCTTACCACTAAAACCTTTATCAGCATCATAAATAACTGGATTTTTGTCGCATTTTGTTCTGCAAGCCTCAATTTGCGTTTCAATAGATACACTATCTTTCTTGTCAACTGATTGCCTTGCATAAATTGCATCAAATCGTTTTGCCATATAATCCTCCCTTTCTGGCATAAAAAAAAGCCTTGCCATATAGGTCAAGACCATTATAAAACGCCCTATTTTTCAGCACAAGTAAAATCTTTGACCTATGCTGCGAGTTTATCATAATTCGCAACACAAGTCAAACAAAATCACCCTAATTTTGTGGGCTTTTTTTCATCAGATTCAATAATAGATAGTTCTTCATAGTCTTCTTGGCTATCGGTAAAACACCGCCTTAAATAACTATGACCACCATCAACAGCAACACGTTTACAAGAACAATATTTAAAATCGTGCCTTG